AATTCGTTTTCTTTCATCCACTCTTCAGCAACATACTCAAGATAAGAGTCTACTTGCTCAGAAAGTTTCCCAGCGATTTGAACTTTCTCAGCTTCAAGGTCGCTTTCAAAATCAACAGTAACTGTTTCTAGGATTTCGTTTACTTTTGAAACTACAGCAGCTTCAAAAATAGTAGTGGCTTTAGAAGTGAACTCTTCAGAAAGTTCTTCACCGCTAAACATTGCTTGAACATCTTCAGCAACAGAAACATCTTCAGAAGAGATCTGACGAATTTCCTTAATTGACTGAGTTTCTTCAGCAACTTCTTCAGCAGGCTCGAACCCTTCAACTTTCATAGCAGCCATAATTGACTCATATGAAGCAGCAAGTTCGTCTTTCTTCTTACCCTTAACAGCGTCGAGCATAGCGTTGATCATGCCAGACTTAGTCTTGGGTACAGGTGCTTGTTTCGGTGCGGATTTCTTGACAGTAGAAGCAACTTCATCAGCTGCAGCTTCACCATCAACTTCTTTCTCCGCTGAAGCTTCAACGATTTCTTGCTCTTCAGCAATAGTTTCGTCTAGCTCTTTTAAGTCTTGATCAGACATCGGATATCTCCTGTACAAATTAATTGGTTAACACGTGTATTTATAAAAATTATAATTTAGAAATAAAATCTTCAAACACTCTAATCTTAGCTTCCTCAAGCTCTTTCCTAGAGGATGTTTTGATTTTATTCTGATAATCGGCTATGGTAGCTTCACGGATAATTCCATTTTCCCATACCCACTCTTTGCCTTCCATGATACCTTGAACAAATGCATCTGGAGCAGATGGGTCTGCTACGATGTCAGCTGCAGTCGCAAGGTAAAAGTCGTTTTGCACTTCTGCTACGCCTTTCCCATTCGGTTTAACTGTACCCATACCACGTGAAGATACGCCTAATTGAGCACCCTCATCCATTAACGACTTAACAATCGCACCGTATGGAGTTTCAGTCATAATCTTAGCACGTCCCATAAAGTTTGAGCCATCACGCTCTAAACCTGTAATCATATGAGATACACGCTCTAAATTGATAGTTGGACCTTGCGGGTGACCTAACTCACCATACGCACGGTTCTTTTCTACATATTCTTTATTATATCTAGCGATTTCTTTATCAAGAACTTCTGCGGGATATACTCGACCATTTCTATTCTTGATATCGCCTTGCAGGAAAACGCCCTCGATGAAATAGGACTTACCGCCCTTTTCGTCTTTCGCTTCAGTCAGATAATTAATATCTTCATTTACTTCGCAGATTAGTTTCATCTTAGTTTCCTTTTTTTACTTTTATTATGTCGGACTTTCGTCATATTCGTGATCATCTACAGGTGTTGCGGATACTTCCGATTCTGTAGTAAACCAAGTGGTAGCGCAATCTCTTGGCGACCTAGTGAGTATCATTTCTTCATCTTTTTCTACAGTGAATGAATGCAAAACCCCACCTGACGAATTAACTGTTACTTTAACATCATCAGCAACCCTATTGCCTTCAAACTTCACCAACCTAGATTCATAAACATTATTTGCATTTTCTGGAGATATAATTACAGTATTTCCAGTAATAGTCAACGGCACGCCCATAATATAATCCTAACTTTAAATTCCTGATTTCGCTATCGGGCTGGCGTAGATGTCAGTAGCACCTCTAATGCCTTGATTCAACCCTAATGAAATCTCTACACTACCTTTACCAGCAACATAAACACTACCGACTGCGCTTCCACCAGTCGCACCAGTAGCGCCTGCAAATAAACTAACTTCTTGTGGATTAGCGTTAGTGTTAGTAACATGCACATTAACAGCATCGCTCAGTTTATTGGCACTGGCACTTAATGGTACAGCACTTCCTAATACTTTCATTACTTGCCTCCAAACGCAACGTCTAATAGTTGGAACATACCCTCAGGCGACTTCTCCAACATTTTCTCAGCCTTTGCTTTATTAGCTGGCTTGAGTTTTCTTAACATATTTAGCAACGCTGAAGCAGTGGTCGTATCGATCTCTTCACTTTTACCGTTACCAAACTTAACCTTTTTTGCAGCCTTGCCCTTAGAAATAGCAGTAAGCTGGTCAACTACTTTACCCTCAGATAAATCGGACTCCTCATCCTCATCTTCTTCGGGGCATTCACACTCATCATCGCCATCTTCACACTCACACTCATCTTCTTCCTTGATTTTAGCTTCCATAATTTCAGCACGATCGCCATCAAACTGGTGGTCGCCAGCTACAGGGTGCTTAGTTACAGTCATTTTATGCTTTTCTACAAAATCCTTTTCCTTTCCAGCTTTAGGTGCTAGAGCTTTTTCTGGATTTTCGCCACCTGCGGTAGCTAGATCAGCAGCAGTATTTTCTTCGGCAACGAATGATTTAAATCTTTTGATAGCCATTGCTATTCCTCTGTCGTAGTTTCTACTTCTTCTGGTTCATCTTGAGACATAAAGTTAGCTTGAACGTCATAACGCTTTACGTCTACAGCATCTCTTACTTTATCCATTAACAAATCATTGATAGCATTTTTGAAACCATTTACATCACCATCAGCAGCCATATTAACAGCATCGATTGATGTAACAGTAACTTCTTCTTGATCGCTCATAATAATCTCCAAATATTATTTATAACTAAAAATCAGTATCATCGTCTTCGCCATTATCTTCTTGGGCGATTTGACTGTCGATTTCATCAATTTCTTCTTCAGTTTGCATTAATACGTTCTTACGGATCCAATCCTGAGAATAATATTTACCAGCAAACTGATCAACATCTTGTACCAAAGACAATCTTTCACGAAGTATCTCTGATTTCTTTAATTCAGCAAAGTGATTGTCTTCAAGGAAATCAAATCGTAGACCTTTCTTAACCTCAGACCACTCATCCTTTGTAATAACACCTTTCAGTAGAAGTTGCTTTTCTAATAGTATATAGAACAATTCAGCAAAGCGACTTCTGAGCCTAGAAATAAACTTCGAGAACTTTAACTCGTCTCGGTTGATTTCTGAGGCTCTACCAATATTAAATTGGTTTTCAGATTCTAACCTTGATACTGGTACATTTAATGACTCATATAACTTTCTTCGGAAATACTCAACGTCATCAAGTTCGCCAAGGTTTTGACCGCCTGGAAGTGTACTAATTTCAGTACCACTACTTCCTTCTCTGCGAGGCAACCAATAATCTTCTAGCATGGTTAAATGCTTTCTGGAGTCACGAACTTCACCAGAGTTAGCATCATACACAAGTTTATTCTTGTGCTTTACCATCATATCGCGCAAGTACTGCTCAGCTTTTGCTTTTGGTAGATTACCTACATCGATATAGAAAATTCTACGCTCTGGCGCACGTGCCAGACGATAAATAACAGTCGCATCCTCAAGCATACGCAACTGATTCATTGGTTTTATAGCCTTATTTAAGTGGCTCAAAACCATACTATTCCTTTCATCCATCAAACCGCTATGGCTAAATGCGATTGAATCTGTAGCAATCTTAACTCCCTGATTGCCAGCAGTTACGCCCCTAGAAGAATATACAAAATACTCATCATATTTCTTAGCTGATACTTGGTTGTTACCAGCCTGAGGGTTATTTTTATCCTTCTTTTCAACCCTCATCTTTTTAATTTTACGAGGGTCAATATAGCGCAACTCTTTGATACCATCTCTCGGGTTCTTGGTGTCAATCATTATATGATAATAAATTCTTCCGTCTACATACCAATTTCGGAATATATCATAACCATGGTTGCTAAAATTCAAAAGATCCAAAACTTCTTCAAACTCTTCTCGGATTCTTTTCTTTATAGTAGCAGGTTGTTTGATGCCTTTAAGCATAACATCAACAGAACCATCTGTTTCATCAAATATAATAGCTTCGTTACAAACGTCATCAATAGCTTTATCGCATTCGCTTTGTTGAGACATTTCCCTGTAACGAGTAATTAATGCTGCTTCATTTTTGGCTGCACCATCTAAGTCTACAGTTGTGCCAAATGCACCGCCTTCGGTGACGTTCAGTGCGCCATCTGTATTTGGTGGTGGCGCAAATGATTGTACCGTCGGAGGAAGATCATCCTCTTTGCGCCCTATTTGAAAGCCGAATAGTTCTATAGCCATTATGGTCTTTTCCTCATAATATTTGGGGTGTCATACTTATTTATATGAACACCCCAGAATCACTTTTTAGGATTAAATACCGCCAGCGTCGCCAGTAGTACCGCCAACAACTTCCCAATAATCATAATTGAAAGTTACAGGGAACTCCTGGATAGCTTCGCTGTCCCAAGCCAAGTCAATAGCGCCAACTT